TAAAAGTCTTAAATCTTTATCATATTTAGAATACTCTTCAATTAAAGCATTTTTTACTTGACCGGCTGCTGTTTTACTTTGAGTTAAGTGCTCAAGTATTGTAGTTTTATTGTCAACAAATACATCTAGGTCTACAAGTTCTGCTGCATTTTGTGCTTCCATTAAACAATATAAAGCTGCTAGAGGCTTATATGCTTCTACCTTAATAGAAAAGAACTCCTCTAAATCGTAATGACTCTTAAGTTCTTTTATAAGCTCATATTTTTGCTTACTAAGAGATTTTGCATCTAGTTTTCTAGAAATCTCTACAATGGTGCTTAGTATTGATTCTGCTTTTTTAGGGCCAATGCCTTTATTTTTTAGTACAAAATCGTATAATTTAAACTCTCTTACTAGTGTTGTGTTTCCTGTATAAAATTTTCTTAGTACTGTCAATGCCGGGGAATCTCTTTTAGATAAGGTATCCGCTGCTATTTGCTTTACTAATAGTTCAAATATTAAGCCTGTGTTTTTATACTTACTGTGTTTAATACGCATCTTAGGTATGTCTTTGTTATAAATAGTGCTTAATTATCTAAATCTTTAATATTCTCTTCATTTAAGAGATCCGATTCTTTCTCTGCTTCTTCTTCAAAGATATTTTGCTTTTTAGGAATAAATATATTCTTGTTTCTAAGAAAAACTGACATTGTATTGTTTATGTTTTCTTTTACATTTTCATTATCACTTGGAAAGCCGCCTTTCATTCCTTGAACTCCTAGTCTATCTCTTCCTCCTACAGGGTCTGCATTTGTGCCTAGTATAGACATTTTCTCTCTAGGTCTTCCAGGTTTAGTTTCGTCATACCCTGCTGGTAATTCTCCTTGTTCTCTTCCGTATATTGAAGCTAAATCGTGAGGTGTTCCAAAAGACTGTCCTGTAGCTACTGGATCATTTCCTTCGTTTTCAATTTGAGATATTCTAAACTCTCTTTTAGCATCCTCTCTAATAAGTTCTCTCATTTCGTTATACTTATCTTCTGAGATATCAAATAACATATCGTAGATATAGTCTGAAGAGAATAGTTTGGTTGCTTGCATTTGAGTTGCTAAGTCAACTTTCTCTTTCCAAAGAGCTACTTTTTCTTGTTCATAAATGATAGAAGGAGTAGTTAATTTAATTTCAAAGTTTACTAAAGACTCTTTGTCGAATCCTTGCGAGTATAAATGTACTAAACCAATTTTAGTTAATTCACTTTCTACAATTCTTTGAATTCTTTCTACTGTTCTAGCAAAACGAATATCTTCTGCTGCAAGAGTTGCTTTACCTGTAAGGTCTTTTTCAAATCCAAAATATGCTTTTGGCACTTTTAGTGCTGCAAACATCTTATCTCTTAAGTATTCGATATCGTTTGTACCATCATACTCCAATCCTTTAGTAGTCTCAATTCTTGTAGATGTATCTCCTCCTCTAACCGGTAAGTAGAAATCCTCCATCATGTTTTGCATGTTGAATTTCAAGTTATATTGACCTGTTTGTGGATCTACATATGGAGTTTTCTTAATATTGTTAATTGTTTTTTGCATGAACTGCTCAACTTCGTTTGGTGGAATAGATCCTACGTTAATGTAGAACATTCTCTTCTCAGGAGCTCTCATGATTCTGTGAATCAACATTGCATCCTCCATTAAAGTCAATTGCTTGTAAATTTTTCTAGCTGGTTCAATATAAGCTCTACCATAAGGAAGGTAGTTTGTATCTGATAGTAATCTGAAATGGGCTACTTCGTAATTATCTAAAGCGATAACTGACTTACTATTATTTGGAATATAGTTTGGATCTGATGAAGAAGCTAATCCGTCTGGATCGATTGAGAATGTTACTTTAGTTGGATCTTCTTTATCCATCCCTTCATGTCTTACCATATGGTAAACTGTATAAGGAAGAACATTATAAACACCAAATTTTTCTGATATTTCTAATTTTAAAAAGAAGTCCCCGTACTTACACATATTTCTAACCCATGACCATAGGTTAAATTCGATGTTCAATACATCGTAATATAAATTATAAAGGACTCTTTGTATGTTTTCGTCTGTAGATTTAATAGAAAGAACCTCTCCCATTGCACTCTTTAGTGTAGACTCATCTGCTAGTATATCTAGAGTGGAAGCAATAAGTGGATCTGAATCCATTGCTTCATAGTCTGAGTAAAGTTGTATCCTTAATGTCTGGTAATTAAGGTTTGGGTTAAATATATTTTTATTATTGTAAATATATAGACGAGAGAATCTATCCAATAGTGAATTGGTTTGATATTTCCCTGTTGATTGTATGTGATTAATATCAGCAATCTTCAACTCATCCCCTCCTACGTTTCTAACTAATATATCAGTCGAGAATAATCTCTGGAGAGAGTTAAATAAATTTCTTTCTGCCATTTTAAAATGTTTTATTTATAAATAGTAACTTATCTTATTAGCCAGGTTAAGTCCTCTTGACCATATGGCGTTTCCATAAGATAAGGATTATTCTGCATAGGAGCAACGTTATATACGCCAGGATCTCTTTGATTCAATCCAACAAAAGCATTCATTGTAGCTCTTGAAAGATCCATTCCTTGTTGTCTCATACGAATAGCTGTATCTCTAACATATAAAGCTGTTGCAAAAGCCATAATTAAATCGTCGTTATACCCCGATTGTGCCTGTGCTTTACCATTTCTCCATATGAATACTCTCATTTCGGCTAATAACCTCTTAGATTGCACTATAACCGATCTTTCCCGTATGTATTCAGTCATTTTAGCTATTACCAGAGGTCTTGTTTTAAGAGACATTGTGAATCCAGGTACTAATTTATCTCTTTCGTACTTAGCCATATACGATTCAACTGTCTCATTATCTGATCTTGATGAATAGTATAGGTTTTTATACTCTCTGGATAGTACTTGTTCAATGGTTGACCATCCAATATTGGCATTCTCTATTACTAGAAGTGCATCACAGTACTCTGTTGCTATTCCTACCAATACGTTTCCGTATTCTTTAGGTGATATCTTACCTTTATATTCTGCCACTTGTGTACAGCTTTCGATATCAAAGACATGGAAGCCAGAGTAGTCAGTAGAGTCCCCTCTAGCGACATCGGCAACAACCATATAAGACTTTTGATAGTCAGGTGATTCCCATATCCAAAGATTTCCATCTACGCCTCTCTTTTCCATCGGCTCTTTTACATATGTCTCTTCGTAAAAAGCCATATTTTCAACCTCAATTACTGAATCTCCAGATGATAGGAAGTCACAGTCACACTCTTGAGCGGCATGTTTCTCTCCTAATTGTCTTGATTGTTCATCTCTCCAGTCTTGTGCTCTTTCAGGATGCACATCCCATTTTAATTTAACTGGTACAAACCCATTCTCTCCTGCTTCAGCTTTTTCCCATGTTTTATGGAACCAGTTTCCTACACCATTTGGAGTAGAAAGAGCCATACATTGACCCCCTGTAGCAAGTGTTTGTTGTGCTGCAGTAAATGTTTCTTCAATATTATCAATGAAAGCAGCCTCATCTATTAGCAGTAACGATACCGCTTCTGAACGAGCAGCATCTGCATTAGATGATTTAGCTGTGATTTTAGAACCGTTTTTAAGTCTAAGAGATAATTTATTCTTCTCTGTAAAGGGCAACTGTAACCATTTTGGTAGATTCTCATACATGAAAATCGTCTTAGTTACAAGGTTTCTAGCTGTTGCTTGAGTAATTGCTAATGCCAGTACGTTCTTATCTTTATGAAAGATCATTAACCATAAAGCGTAGGCCGAGGCTAATGTAGAGATTCCTAACTGTCTTGATTTTAGAGTTATCAACATCTTTTCATCTCTGAATAAATGTAATACTCCTTCCTGGAATGGGTAGAGGTTAAATAAGATTCTACCTCTTGTTGGATGCTGTATGTAGCAATACTTCTTCATGAAGTAAGCCGGATCTTTTGCACACTTTATGTACTCCTGTGCTACTATTTGTTTTATATCTGCTTGTGACATATTATATACTTATATATTATAAATATGTGTATATAAAAAAACCCACCTTTAAGGAGTGGGCTTGTTTACTATTGAGTAATCTTATTTTCTGTTTTCTGCTAAGAATTTTCTTAAGTTGAATCCTTCTTGTAAAGCTTCTACTGCTTTTTCTTTAGCTGGAGTTTCTTTCTTTTCTTTACCTGAGAATTTTTTATCAAATTCTTTTCTTAATTTCTCTTCTGCTTTTCTTAATGTTGCAATATCTTTACGCATTTGCTTAACAGCTTTTTGATCGATATGCTCAGCATGCTCTCCTTCTTCTAAAGACCCTACTTTAGCCTCTAAAGCCTCGTAAACTCTTTTCATCTCATCCATTTTGTATTTGTGAGCTGCTTCGTTAGTACCGTGTTCAATCTCTTTCATCAATTCTTCAATTGATTCATATTTTGGAAGAGGTTTTGCTTCTTCTATATTAGCTTCTCCTTCTGGTATGTTAAGTTCTGGTGCTGGGTTTGGTAGTTGATTTGGATCGTCTTGACGTCCCATTGTATAATCTACATTTTCTTCTCCTAAAGCATTTTGAACCATTTCTACTAAACGTCTTTCTTTAGCAGTTAATTTACTTTCTGCTAAAGCTTCGTCAACTTTTTCAGTATAAGCCATATCCTCGCTAGATGCTTCTTCCATACCATCTTCTTTCTTTGCTTCTAAGTATAGCTGATCATCGTGAATCATTTGGCTTACTAAATCGTAATTTTCTTCTTGAAACTGTACTAATTCTTCGTCTGTTAATGGAGTACCGTCTTCGTATTCTGCTGCTGCAATATATGCATCTACAAAGTCTGGGTAATCTTCTGTATCTATTCCATCGATTTCTACCGATCCAACGTTTACCGGTTTACCGTTAAACTCTATTCCTTCTGAAAGAAGCTGTGCATTTTTAGTAAGTTTATTCTCTGTTAAGAATGTTCTTAAGTTGAAATTATCTGCCATTGTGTTTTATTTTTGTTTATAAATAGTTTGTTTTTAACTAAAAAAGTTCAGAGTATATTGTATTAAGAGCCTTAAACACTTTATCTGATACTTTTTGTTGTACTTCTTCTGATGAATATTTTAAATTTACTTCTAAGTCAATAGCTGTATTAGTACCTCTTGAACTACTATACACAAATTCTGGTGTAATATTGAGGTGTTTTCCTGAGGTATCTGCACTAATTATTGCTTTACCTGCTGCATCCACTACTCCCCAAGCTTTTTCTGTTACTGATATTTTACTTTGTAGGAAAGTATTTAACGCTTTATTAAGATCATACTTTACCACATGGATAACAATTCCTGTAAGAAGTTTCTGTTTATATATCTTTTCTATCCACACAAAAACCTCTTTATTTAACTCTCCTGCTATTTTTTTAGCAATAGAGGATAATCGTTTATTAATATTATTATATGTTTCGTCAGGAATCTTACCCTGTAGTTCACTTATAGAAAGATTTTTTAGTGTAGGGTCTTGCTTGTATAATGCATTTAAAGTACTTACTACTTCTTTAGAATCAGAAGGACTTATATTTACTTCATCCGAACCTAATCCTATAGGTTTTCCTTTTGCAGTTGTTTTCAGTGAAATATGATGCCCGTTTATTATTATATCTGCAAGTCCTTGAGCTCCTCCAACGTGTTGAGCTTGTACATTGTCTACGGTATTAAGTAACTTTGTTAATAATACTTCTGAGATTGTTCCTAAAGAATTTGGATCAAAATAATTAAAGATAGATAAGTACTTTGAGTAAGGTACTTTTATATTTTCAAAAGCACTTCTTAATACTGCTAGATCTTCTTGAGTTACTCCATCCTCTTTCTTTTTTTCTGGTTTTTCCTCTTCCAAGACTACCCCATATTCTGAATAAATCTCTTTCAATATTTTTATATCGCTAGGATTATTCATATCCGGGTATCCTTTTTTACAACGGAAAGCCCATTCTGCAACTATTTTATCTATTACGCTCATTAAAGTGCTTCTGGTGTTTCTGGTTCTGCTCCTGCTTCTTCTTCCCCTGCTGGTGCTTCTTCTGCTCCAAATTCAGCTGCTGGCTCTCCTCCAGCTTCTCCACCTGGAAAATCTCCTCCTCCTCCACCTGCTGGTGCTGCTGGATCTGCTCCGAATTCTTCTCCACCTGGTTCTTCACCTTGTGTGATTGGTCCGTTCTTAAGTATATCGTTTATCTTATCTAAAGCTTGTTGATAGTCTTGTAAAGTATCTAAGTAGTATTTTTTACCTTCTATTTGTGCTTCAAATCCTTTACCCATCCATTTTAAGTTAAATGATTGACCGTTTTTAAGATCAACTGCAAATGTGGAAGGTTTTGGTGCTACCCATCTTATATCTGTTACAAATTCTGGATATTCTTTTGTAAATAGAGATGTTATTGCTTTCTTTACTGTAGGAAATTTTCCTAGTATTTCATCTGTAGATGTCTCTAATACTGCTCCTTCTTCTTCTTTAAGAACTTCGATATATGCTTCAAGCATTAATTCTCTCAGTTCTTCTTTAGTTATCTTTTTAGAGATAGTATTTCTTCTGTTTTTTAAGTATTTATCAGTCTTATCGACTTTTCCATCATTATTAATATCGTCATCCTCTTTTCCAACTGCATCTAATGCTTCATTTTTAAAAGGTCTTGGACAAGGTGTACCCTTAACATGGGTATGTCCACATCTTCCGCAATATGTAGCTTTCTTTTCATTTAAAGCTATTGCAAGTGCTACAGGTTGATGACCCTCTTCATCTTCTTCTGATTCTAGGTATCCTGCTGCTGAGTCTAAATAATCTTCTGCTTTTGTTAGCTTGGCTTGAACCCATGCATCTAATTGCTCGTTATCTCCTATTATATTCATCAACTTACTTGCATTGGATTGAATAGATTTTAACTGTGCTTTTGCCATTGTAGATTCGTCGTCTGATTGTTTCCAATCATCTTCGTTTAATTCTTTTGCAAATTGAGAAGGATCTGTCGGCTCTTGCATTGCTGCCATATTATCATATTCAGCATCTGTAGGTTCTCCCACATACTTTTTCATTGCATCACCTAGTTTATCTTCTAACTCAGGAGTAGGTAGAGAAACAGTATTACCTTGTGTTATCACGAAGTCTACTAGCTCTAATGGTTCGTTTCCTAAGTCTAATATGATAGCAGTACCTTGTGGGTTTAGGTCAAATTTAAAAGTATCTACTCCTTTTTCATTTCCATATTCAACGTGGATATTAAATCTATCAACTCCTATTCCTGTAAGTCTTAGTTTTGAGATTTCATCTCCTTGAGCTCTAAGAACTTTTACAAGAGATTTAGCTACTGCTTTTCCTACAGCTGCTGATTCTTGAGCAGTATATTTTCGTACTTCTTCTTTTATTCTCTTACCATCTGCAGTATCAATTTTTGCAATATCCTGATTATCTTTCAAACCTGTAAGTTCATCGTCTTTTTTATATTCGATCGTCTTCTTTTCTCCTCTAGCTGTTTGGATAAATGCTGTCTTTTCTCCTGCTTCTACTATTCTTACTAATTTCTTCATATTATAATATCTAAAGATAGTTATTTTTAATCATATATACAAATAAATAGTAAATTATTTTACTGACAATGGTAATTTAAGTATCTCTGCAATGCTTTTGCATAATGAGTACCCTTGTCTTCTAATTTACTTCTTTCTGCTCTTACTTTTGAACAGGTAAGTTTACCTAACCTTTTTTTTAAAATACC